AATAGATTAGTTGGTAGTCTTCCTCAACAATAGTTTTACCTTGACTTTCGTGAACTGACCCCAAGCCCCTTGATGAGATCCCAAGTTTAACGCCGCTCTTAACAAGAGATTTCAAAATCTTGCCAGAGGGAGTACCAAGGACTTCAATTTTTCCCATAGCATTTTTCCCATCCATCCAAATGTCTATTACCAGGTGAGAAGCGTTTTTAAGATTAATAACAGAGTCGTCAGGATGATCAAGTTCTCCCAAGGCGCGCCGCTCCTTAACGAGCTTCTTGTAGTTCTCCACTTCCCGAAGAAGAGTGTCATAAGGATAGACCCGACCGTTTCCGTTTTGCTCATCTGCCCTTTGCATAACTCCTGATAGGATCACTGCACCATTAGCAACTTTTCTTTTTTCATCTTCGGTAAGAAGATCTTGACAGATCCCACCTTCACACAACTCAAAAAACTCTCTTAATAAAACTTTCTTCATTTTTTAATCCTCAAAATAAGTGCGGGTGCAACCCGCTTAGGTATGCAGCCCGACTTGCATCTTCGTACTGGTTGTAGTTTCCATCTATTCATCATTTTTATTTACCTCCAATCTAAATCCACAATCGTCAACTAAGTTACTTAATAAGTAGGAAGTTCCAGAACTCAGCCACCCACAAATAAAAAAATTGATGACACTTAGCTCAAATATAAATAGTTCCGTAAATGGGTTTATTATACATAAAAAGACACCCACCCAGAACCCAATGCACATTGGACAACGAAAGAAGGTGTTTTGAGGTCTTACTCTATCAAAGATTTTGCCGTAAACTAAAATTTGGGTTAGACCGTAAGATGTTAGAATGAACCAGAGTAAGTTCATTAAAACACCCTGAAGGCTCCCCTTCCCCACCAATAGGGGGCGTCGGGAGGAATAGAGCCTTTCTTCGGTTCTTGTGGTACTTTTCCAAGGGGAGTTGTTTCATCGGCGGGGGGTTCAGTAACGCTGTCTTCCCACTTATCTTCATAAGCGATTTGGAAGGCAAGGTGAGGTCGCTCCTCTAACATGTACTCATTAATATAAAACAAAACATAGTTCTCGGGGTTGACACCATTGTAGGGATTTTCTGTTTCGTAGAGGGCTTCCATAGAAGCATACACATTTCCCCCCTGAACATTGTCCTCAGAGACAACTCCCTTGTTTCTTAAAAATCTAAAAAAACTATTTTGCATTTCATAAACTTCATCACTATTAATGTTTTCTTTTGCTAGTGTGAGGATTTTGGAATTCTGGGGCATGATAACAATGTCCATCATGGGATGGTCTTTTATAAGAACATTCCCATCCAAAGTACGAATAGCATTCAGATCCAACTGGACTGTCTTAACTTCTTCTTCCTTTCCTATTCGTATCTTAATAGCCATTATTTTTGTACCTCGCTTGATAGTTGCTGTATTTTTAAAATATTGATAACCATTTCCCTATCAACGGGTCGTTCTTTCATTTCATTGAGTTTGGAAATAACTTTTTCTGTTTTCTCTTTCATATACTGGTCTTCCTGGATTTCCGAAAGGTCGAGAGATCCCGCGATATTGGTTTTCAATCTTTGGATTTCCTCGTTAAGAAAAATCTTGAACTGAGTTGGGTCGCTAAAATCTGTGAATACAAAATGAGAAATTAATGTTTTTTGTTCGCTCAGGAGATTGGAATATTCTTTATTAAAGTTCCCAGTAAATGTTTTGAATACCAAGTTTGATATTGGCTTCATTTCACTCTCTTCTTCTTGGGAAGACATCTGCTTCACTAAGCTATTTTCCAGTAGCATCTTTTTGCTAATTTTAAAATCATCATTAAAGATCTGGGCGATGCTTGCTAGTGATTTATAGTTTGAAGCAAAGTTGTTATAAACTTCCTTAGAGAGAGATTTGTTGATTTTAGAAATAAGGGCACTCTGCTCTTCAAAAAGTTTATTTTTATTTATTGAGCTTCTATGAACTTCTTTTGCCTCGGCAAGAATCCTTTCGGCAAAATCCTCTTCAACTCCTCTTGTTTCCAATAGGGATTGATAAATCTTCAGTTCAGAATAAAGTTGAGTTCCCTTTTTAAAATGTTCTTTAATGAGAGATAAGGTAATAGTTTTCCTTTCTGTATCATCTGACAGGCACACCTTGGTGTATTCCTTAATCAAACTTTCATACAGAAAAGCTGTATTTCTTTTTTTATTATGTTTTTTTCGCTTATTCATTATCTTCCCTCTCTCCTAAACTCTCAACAAGTCTTTTGATGTCTCGGTTCATTTCAAAGAGCTTTCTCTCTTCTAGGTCATAATTAGTTTGGTCTTCATTGTATATTCCCTTTGACATTGTTTTTAAATCAGAATACCCCTTAAACACATTTCTTGCAGTGTTTTTCCCAGCTTCATCAGACCATTGAGATTTAAAATGTCGGTTTCTTGCGCCCATGTCTCTTTTATCGGATGTTACGGGTTTATAAACTGCCCCCTTCCACCCTGGTCTTGTATAACCATCGTCTCGCTTTGCTGGTGCCTCTTCTGGTGGTGGAGTTAAAAGACCACCTTCTTCTTCGGCTGGTGGTTCTTCGGCGTCAAGAGCCTCTTCGCCCCCCAAGCCAAGTTCGTCCCCGCCTTCAAATCCTAGATCTTCACCACCTTCGTCTTCAACAATGCCGCCTCCTCCACCGAATCCTGCTTCGGTGCCGCCTTCTGCGATGGCGTCGTAAAGAGATTGAAGTTTCCGATCGTGGAACATTTCCCTCTCTTGGTGAATAATCTGTTCGTCAGACATACCAAAAACATTTTTATAAACCCACTGGTGCGAGAAGAATCCATCAGTTGCGTTTGTTGCTACATCGAATTTTGTTCTCCAATGTTCTAGCTCTTGAAGTTCGGCAATCTTTGAAGGATTGTTAAGGGAAAGGCTGAACTTAACAAGGTCGTCTCCTCGGAAGCCAAGAGTGTAAAGATGAATGATCCCGACCTTTTCAAGTTCAGCAACGATTGATCGTTGGAGTCGTTGGATTGTCCTAGCGAAACGAATATCTTTCTGAGCAAGAGTTGCTTTATCTTCTGAGTCTCCCTCAGATGAAGCAAGGTATGACTGAGGGACTTTGAGGGCAGAGAAGAGTTTGTCTCTTAGGTACTTAACGTCGTCGATGTCGCCCGTGTAAGTTCCACCAGGGAGGGTTTGGATTTTGGTTCCACTTTCTCCACCTCGCATTGGAATGTAGAAATCTTCGTCAATAGACATCGGATTATATCGCAAATCTACACGCCCGGTATCTGGGTCGATAACCTGGTTTCGTTTCATTTGAGCCATAACTTTCTGCATATACTGCTCAACATCTTGTGGAGCGATGGAGCCTACATCAATATAGAACACTCGTCGTTCGGGGGAGCGGACGATGCGGTAAGCCATCATTGCGTCTTCGATTAGAACAAGTTGTCTCCAAATCCTACGAGCAGGTTCTAGTGCTGATGTTCCGTAAGGAGAATATTTATCATTTCCTAAAATACGGAAGTGAGCAATCTGCCAGTTTTCAAATGTTAATCCACCACTGTTCCACTGGAACTGGAGGTAATCGGGGTTGTTTGGATCTTGACCCTCAAGCCTCTCGATCTCGGGAACGGGCAACCCAATAACGTTTTTAACGCCGATGTCGTCATCAATATCCAGATAAAGGAAAAAATCTCCAAACTTGCACATCGTTCGACACCACCCAAAAAGATTAAAATCAACATTGAGGATGTTGTGGTAGAGAATATCCAAGACGGATTTGATTTCCTGATTCGGACAATCAATCTTTAATAATGGTTTCAGGTCAGAACAGGTGGTCATTTCATCAGCGTAGATGTCAAGTGCGGAGGCGATCTCGGGCATAAATTCCATTTGATCAAAATCAACATATCGCTCGTTGCGATTTTGATTGTGCATATAATCCGACCCGATTGTCTCAAATGGATTATATTCGGATTTTTTAAACTGCAACCCAGAAGTTGAAGTAAATTTAAACTTGTCTAGCTGCTGCCTTTTAAACCGCCTTTGTGTCTGTGTGCGGTAGTTAATGATTGGACCGGAAAATAATCGGGTCAACCTTCTGTATAAAGGTGAGTCCGGATTTCTAGTTTTTTTCTTATCAGCCATTTATTTTATCCTTTGAAAAGCCAACTAAATTGTTGATACTCTTTTCTTTTCTTTTCCATATCCTGCTTCCTATCATAACCAATCATACCGGGGATTGCTGTGTTTAGCGTCGTGCCCGATTTGGTCATGGAGTTAAGAAATGCCTCTTTGTATTCTAAGTCTCTTTGGTTTGCCATAATCGCCGTATCTCTAACCCAGCAAGCAATCGCCAAAGACATAATCAAATCGTCATTGTAACCCTTCTGCGCTTGTGGGCGACCATTCATCCAAATAAAAGTTTTTATTTCATTTAGAAGTCGCTCAGAGTTAATAATAAGTAGTTCATTACGAACGAATTCCTCCAACTTTGCAATGATGAGAGGGCGTGTTTTCATCGAGGTTGTAAAGCCCATAACTGCGTTCGACATTGATTCTGCCTGATATGCCTCAACGAAAGTGTTTGCCCCTTTGATAGAGTAGTATAGGTTGGGATAGCTCATCTCTTTAAGTTTTGTTAGAACTGAATACCCAATATTATTATTTTCCACAATCAAGAGGCATTTTCCATATTGAACCCCAACATCGTATAAGATGGAAGCAAAGAGATCAATATCAGGCTTTCCTTGGTATTCGGCAACCTGTTCCATACTCTCAATATTAATAATATGAAACGCAGAATAATCCTTTCCGTCTCCTCGGGCAACGTCAGCAGATACAATGTAGGAGTTCTCTGGTTTGTAAGATTCCCAAATATAAAGATTTCTATCATATCCAGTCTTGTGGAATTCTCCTCTTTCTCTGTTCTCCATTTTTGTGATATCGTCTGCGTGAATAACGGTTTCTCCCGAAGCATTGAAATTGCATTCATACTCCTGAGCAATCTTTCTCTTAGAGAGGTTTCGGGTCTCGTTTTTGAACCACACCTCATCTCTTTCTGGATGTCTGTCCCAGGACAGGACAGTTGATTTAAAATCATTTCTGCCCTCTACAGAATCTATATAGGTTTGGTGGAACCAGTTACCAACGCCATTGGGAGTCGACAAAGCAATGCACCGACCACCAGTTGAGATGGTTGGAAAAAGACCAGTCCATAATGTATCTAAATCTTCAATGTGTGCTGCCTCATCAAGGACGAGTAAGCTCAATGCCTCTGAACGACCCGCATCAGAAGAAGTTGAAGTGGCTTTAATTTGACTTCCGTTTGAGAGTTCGAAGGATGATTTGTTATCAACATCTATACTAGAGATACAAAGAAACTCGGGGACGCTTTTAATAATCTGTTTAACTTTCTTAACAAGGTTGGTTGCTGTTCCAAACTTGGTCGCCATCACCAAGACATTTTTGTCGCGATGAAAAAGCAAAAGCCAGGAAATATACCCAGCACAAATCGTAGAGATTCCAAGTTGTCTTGCTTTTAAAATGACGTTATAACGATAATCGTTAAAATCCCCTAGAAGCTCTGTTTGGAAATCATAAGTTCTAAAAGGGATAGACCCGTGGATTGGGTGGGTAATCCTAGCGTAGTTGTTGAGAAAATATACGGGATCTTTGCCGCAGCGCAAGATCTCCTTCATTATCTCCTTTTTTGACAATTGATAACTCATCTAAATATTTTAAATTACCTCTTATC